ATTGACTTGGCTTCAATTTCAACCAAATTTACCAGATTTAATCCCTGCCGATGATAAACACGGTCCATGGGATATTATGTTGGAATGTGCTAAGTTGTACTTGTTGGGGCAGCCTCGTGAGTTTAAAATTCTTCTGAGTCTAAAATCAAACATGATGATATGGATGCACAAGTATAAACTGCGTGAAACCAAAGGCATGTTTGAAAAATTTTGTGAAACTCTAAAAACTGCTTGGAATCACCATTTTGACATGGATTTACGCAGCAACCAATTGGATAGGGACATTTATAATGCCGTGTATCAGGGCACAGAAGGCAAATTTGACTACTGGCTTAGGCATAATTTTCCCAGACTACATCAATTCAAGTTTGACCCAATGGAATATGTGTTTGGACCAAGCAAACGGCAGAAAACCAAAAATGACAATGTGAAGGAATATCATACTGTTTGCTGTGGATTTGCTAAGTTTGGCCAGCTCAAGCAAGGAACAAAGTTGTCAGTGCCGGGCATAGACTTCAAAAATGCCATTAGTGGTTGCAAAACTCAAAAATATACAGTTGGATGCTCCATTGCTGATATACGACCAATGATGCCCAATAAATGTTTACACACTGATGTGAATGCTGTTTGCACTAGGCAAGCTGCTCGACGTCGTCCACCATTGATAGGTAGGTGGGAAGCTGTCTTCCGTTTTTATAAAACTTGGTTGACGCATTACATTAAAAAGAGTGGGATTGACATGGATGATTTTTATTGTATGTCGAGGGATGAAATGCTTGACGGGCGTACTGAGGCTATTCGTAATGCATTTAAAAAATGTGATGATGATTGGAGGGAGTCTACCAATTATGTGCCCAATGTCATAGCGTCTATTTTCACTAAACAAGAATACACATTTAAGGACCCATTTGAACATAAACCAAGGCTGATTACTGGACACGAACCTGAGTACTTTATGTTCACAGGACCTTTGGGTTTGTCGGTCATGAAGTGGTTCATGCTCAAGTGTTATAATGGGAAAAACAACTTGTATTACACTGGTGGAAGCAACATGGCAGATGTGGGTGATTTTGTGCATAAACATGAGCAAGCTGGATATGTCCCATACGAATGGGACCATGAAAAATTTGATGCTAGTATAGCTGAGGAAGCTCTTGACATCATGTTTGATTTTATGGTAGATTTGGCGGAGTATGCCATTAAAAAATCAAAAGATGTTAGTGTCAATGAAGCATTGAAGTGGTTGAACCATTTACCTGCGTGGAGGGTTGCAATGAAAAATTCAGTGGCTTATGATGGCCGGTTCAAGTTAAGCGGCGTACGTGTTAGGGTACCAGGTACAGTACATTCGGGAATGTGGAGCACATCGACTGGTAACACTCTATTAAATTCGGCAAGCATGCTGTATGTCCTATGGAAGGTCGGGGTCAATGTGTTTGAACTGGACGAATTTTCCCTCGCTGCACTGGGTGATGACGGGCTATTATTTTTACGGAATGCACTAACACAAAACCAATTGCTCGATGTACGCAAAGAATTTCTTGAACTTGGGATGGATGCACAAGGGGTTGGCACAGCCTTAGTTGAAGCCAAATCATATGACCATTTGGAATATTGTTCGGGGCGTTTTTGGAAAGCCGGCGGTACTCGTGTTTTGGGACCAAAACCATTTCGATGGTTGGCCAAGGCCTTCCACCTTAAACGTTGTTGGTCTGATGAGGAGGCTGAAGCCGTATTGCGTGGCATAACGGCTGACCCCAATAACCATTATGTACCAGTTGTGGGAGAAATTTGTGCTTGGATACTTTCTAAAATCGACATTGGAGGGCCTAGAATAATTGAAAAAGAATGGAAAGGACATGCTGCTGCTATAGGTGTGGTTAGGGATGATGAAACCTTGGGCATGTTTGAAAATTTGTATGGTTATACCGCTAAATGGGTTAGGGAATTTTTTGATAGTTTACCTGAATTTGAACTTGGCATAGTTTTAGACAACTCGTTGTTGGCCAGTGGTTTGGAGGTTGATGGATGTAATGTCCAAGGTGATCGATTTGCCTTTGGGTCGCAGACATGGGATGATTATTCTGCTTTGACCCACTTAACCAACGAACTCGGCAACGACTTTGAGTACATGACTTGAGCCAAGTTCGCGCGGACGCAAATAGGGTAATACCCCGCGCTAGAGTCACTGCCCCTTAAAACCTGGGGATGTGTAGGGTGGGCAAGAAGTAGTGCCTTAATACTCTTGGCAACACTAAAGGCTGTGTTGACCTATAAAAACTTTGGGGCTAATAATCCCTTTGTTCCCGGATTAAAAACCCGGGTTTTTATATTATTCAAAAGAAACAGATTAATAAAACAAAAACAGTGGTTAAGGTAATCTCCACTAAAAAGAATAAAAAAGGTTCCAACAATAGTGGGAAACGTAGGTTGTGTGCGTATGCTTTGTCGCGTATCAATCCCTTTCTTCCAGCGGCTGCGGGGCTTAGGTCGCCTGATGAATTTGGCTATCCTACTGCTACGGCTGTGTTACGCGCTTCTACAACTTTGCAAACAAGTTCAGGCGGGATCGCAGCAATAGCCTTTTCACCAGCTTCCCAGCAGTTTTATTATGTGCCGGCTAACACCACTGGTGGAACAGTTACTTGGTCGGGTGGATCAGGTTCCTCTTTTCCTCAACAATCTTCCTTGGCTAATTTGGCTTCGGTCTACAGGGTTGTTTGTGGGGGTATTAGGGTCACTTGTGAACAGGCACTAACTGCTGCTTCGGGCCATTTGTGGATTACAAGCATGCCATTAGACTTTTCAATTTCCTTCCCTTATTTGAATTGGCCTACTACTGAAGCACAATTTACACAAGTACCACTTTCTGAGAAGTTTTCCCTAGTTGAATTGACTGAGCAACCTGTTATAGCTCCCTTCCGGGCATTTGATGACGGCATTTACCGGTTTAGGGATTCGGCGACGACAAATTATGCAGCGTCTGCAGAGTTTTTGGAATCAACAATGGGTTGGTCATCGTTGTTGCTTTATGTGACAGGTGCGGCAGCTAGCGCTACAGTATTAAGTATTGAAGTAGTACTGCATATTGAGTACTTGCAGCAAGGCAGTTCAGCCTACGGCTTTATTGATACGGTCCCTGGGCTGTACAATGAGTCTGCCATGGCCGAGGCCTCTGCAGTCTCCACTGCAGCTCCTGTGGGGGTAATGGAGAGTGCTGTCAACTCACTAGCGGCGGCGGAGAACTTTGTGTCTAGGACGGTTAATTTGGCCGGACGTGTCATCGGACTAACAAATACAGCTGCTACAGCGGCGGGCGCGTTGGCTTCTGTGTTGGGCCGAGGACGAGCACAGTACAATAGTGCTGTTCCAGCCATTAAGTATAAGCTTCGGGCTGCAAAATGGTGACTCTGAATAACTTTGCTGAGCATTTGGACCTTGTGTCAGTGCTATTCCTTTAAAGTATCTGCTCTATCAACTGTCG